ATTTACAATTACTATATCACCAGTAGTATTTTGAAGTCTGGCATCTGTCCCATTATGAAAGATACTAAAGTCATTTGAACTACCATATTGAGATATAATATTATCTGGGAATGTAGTACCATTAGCATCTAAATAAGCTTCAACATCTGAATTAGAATACTGTGTAATAGAACTGCTAATAACACCTGTAGAACTATTATATGATATACCTGTACCTGCGCTCACAGACGCACGCGCGCGTGCGGTAGTAAAGTATTGATTAGTTCCTTCAGTTAAATCTGCTGTATCAAATCCAGTTAAATTTCTTGTACCAAAGTCTACTCTATTACCCATATAACCATGAGCACTACATTGATAATGTAATACAAAAGGTGTTTCATCTGCAACTACAATTTGTGTATATGCTCCAGATGAACCTGGTGTACCATTTGTAGTAACGCCAGATGCGCCACCGGTATAAGCAGTGGTTTTATCTGCTTCGTAATAGAATAATAGTGGATGACCTGAGTTCGAACTATCTGATTGGTCAAATCTATACGTATTTCCAGGAACTAAATGTAGATGAGGAGATTGTAAACCATCTATAAAATAAGCGCTACCAGAACCTGAATTGTAATGAATATGGTCAGCTGTTTTTGAAGCAACTGTGACTGTGAATGTAAGTGTTTGACTTTTTCTTATTTTATGATAAGAATCTGTGGCTGAACCAACTTGAACAACTTCACTTGCTGAACCTTCGGTAGTTTTAGCGTAAAGTTTACCATCATAGGTATTAAGCGCTAACTCACCTAAGTCTAAATTACTCGTTGTTGGGATTGCGCCAGCGGTCGCTGAACGCCTCAGTTTAATATTAGTATTTCTTGCCAATTTTGGCTCCTCTTTTCAATCCTTATATAAGGAAGGTTTACAAACACATATATATGTGTTATAATATATTTATATTAGAAGGTACCGCCGTCTATTATATTAGAGAATGCCGGAGCACCTCCACTATCTGCTTGTAAAATAGAACCATTGGCACTTGAAGCTGCTGTCACATCCAATGCATTACTTCCATCGCCAAATAAAACACCATTATCTGTAAATGATGAAACTCCGGTACCACCTTCAGATACTGCTAAATCATTAGTTAGTGATACAGTACCTGTGACACTTAAATTATCATCAACTGTGACTGTGCCACCAGCTGAATCAAGTGTTAAATTACCTGATGTAGTATCTATTTCATTATCACCAGTAATTCCTAATTGTACATTACCTGCAAAGACACCACCAAATTGAGCATCATGGAAAGGTGTTGAAGCATTTTCTCCACCTGAAAAATCTTCATCTTTAGTAAATATAAATCTTTCTGTTTGTATATCTAAACCAAAGAATCCATCTTTAACTGCTGAACCATTGTGGTATTTAAATCTTACCCCTCTATCAAGACCATCAGCAGAAGAAGTATCTTTTGCCAATTCAATCATTGGGTCAGTTAATGTAGTTTGAGTAGAATTAACTGATGTAGTTGTACCTTGAACAGTTAAGTTTCCACCAACTGTTAAATTACCTTGTGTTTCTACTGTATCAGATGAAGCATTACCTAAAGTGACGTTTCCATTTACTTGTAATGTTCCACCTACAACGGTATTACCAGAAGCTTGAGCAACTGTAAAATTACCACCTCCAACATCTAGGGTAGTACCATTAAATGTAAAGTTTGCATCATCTTCTAGTTCACCACCAGTACCTGCAATAACTACTCTGTTATCTGTTAAATCTTCTATTTTAGCTGAAGCAATTTCTGCTGAAGTTGCAACATCTAAAGTTGCTACGTCTAAATCACCAGCTATATCTACGTTAGTTGGTAAACCAATTGTTATAGTATTACCAGAACCTGCTGTTTCAATCTCATTTGCTGTACCAGCAATTGTAAATACTTCTGAATCTAAATCAATAGATAAAGCACCACCTGTATCGCCTTGGAAATCTAAATCTTGAGCTGTAATTTGAGCATCAACATATGTTTTAATAGCTAATTGAGTTGCAAGGTTTGAGTTAGAAGCTGAACCTCCACCCATTGAAGTATCAGTTGATATGGCTGTGACTACTTGTCCCGAACCACCTGAAGCTTCAAGAGCTAAACTTCCAATATTTAATTCTGTTATATGTTTTTGGCCATCTACAATTAATGCACTATTTGCAGTTGTAGTACCATGTGCATGGTCTAATAAATCAGTAAAATACTTACCACCTATTATTTCCTGGCCACTTGCAATACCGCCAGATTCTGAACCTACACCTATAAAAACTCTTTGACCAGCATTAGCTTGTGTACCAGTTCCGTATGTATATGCTATCTCACCAGTTTTTAATAAACTACTTGGTGCGGTTGTACCCGAACTAGTAAGATGTTTTATTCTTGTTAATGCTGCCATTTTTTAAAATACTCCCCCTGTTATTGTTAGGTTTCCGTTATCAACCAGTGTTTTAGCGTCCCATTGCGATGATGCAGCGTTATATTGTAAAATAGCTCCGTCTCCAAGATTAGTAGGATTAACGTCTGTTAAATCGGATAATCCAACATTACCAACCTTAAGAGTTTGAGCTACAATTTTATCTGGATTACCTTTAACCTTAGTTTTTAGGTTGGCATCTTGATTTATTCTTGCTTTATAATTAGGCATTATGTTTGCGTTACTCCAGGTGTTATTTCTACTTGTCCTTCTAAAACTCTTGTTTTTGTACCAGCTGAACTTGTTATTTCTACATCATACACATAACGTCCAGCTTTCATAGCATTAGTCTGAGTATTTGTCAAACCAATTGTTAATACTCCATTAGTTGCTGGTGCTTTTACGTTAACTGTAAAATCTACAGCAGTAGATGATGAATATGTTTTCCTTATTTGACCTTTACCTGTATGTCCAGTCAAATCAACTGCATCACCATCTGCGTCAGTCACATCAATAGAAGCTGTGTAATCTGCTCCTTGGTCAATAACTATATTAGAGTAAACTGCCATTTATTCTCTATACCTTCTTATTTATATCTTTTAGTTCTTCAATTTCAGCTTTTAAGTCTTTAATTGCTTCAATTAATAATGGAACTATCTTTTCATATTTAACTGCTTTATAACCAGTATCTCTTTCTGTCACAACTTCAGGTAATACTTTTTCTACCTCTTGGGCTAATACACCGACGTCATGTCCTACATTACTATGAATACTTTCTTTATCTTCATCTGATAATTCTTTCCAATCAAATTCAACACCACTTAATTGTGATACTTTTAATAAAGCATTTTCTAGTGGTTTTACATTTTCTTTTAATCTTTCATCTGATGTTGAGAAAGCAACAATATCATTACTTGCATCTATTCTACCATCTGTACTTTGAGCTGCTAATCCAACTCCTAATCTATTAAATTGAACATTAGATGATGTTGCAACAGCCTGTCCAATAGATATGGTTGAACTACCTGTTCCTGAACTTACACTTACACCAGTACCAGCTACGTTTGTAGTGACTGTATTAGTATCAGTGGAAGCAATATTAAATACTCCAGTTGATGGTTCAGTAATTGATACATTTGTACCACTTTGTAAAGTAATATTACCAGTTCTAAAAGCACTTGAGTTAGCTCTTATTTGTGTGACTGTATTTGTATCAGTGACTGTTTCTGTAGCTGATGTAATACCAGTAATGTGACCATGAGTATCAAGTGTAATGTCTTGAATATATGTTCTACCACTATTATTTACAGATGCTTGTGTAGATGTATCAGCATGATTAATTGTAATTGTACCATTACTTGATTGGTCAGTTGTAAATGAACCTCCACCATCTAATGATGTACCAGCTGATACAGTAATAGTTGCATTATTTGGATTTGTAGTATTTGTAGCTCCATCAGCAACGTTTATAAATTGTCTTACTGCTCCAGGTTGAGCATATCTAATAAATCCATCATTACTTGATTCTGCAAATAACTTAGTAATACTTCCAGATGAAATATTGTTTGCATTATCTGTTTTAAATAAATCAGCAACTATATCTCCATTAGCATCTCTTAATACAACTGTATTATCAACTGATGCAGCGGATGAATTTAAAGCGACAGTAAATGTTGAATTACCAGTAGCATTAGCTGTAAATGTTTGTGAACCACTTATACCAGTACCTGAAGTATTTAATGTAAGTTGTCCATTACCTAAACTAAATGTACCAGTTGAAGCTGCAGTTACGTGACCATGAGTATCAAATGTTAAATCTTGAACAAATGTTGTACCAGATGCATTAATATCTGATACACTTGATGTATCAGCGTGATTAAATGTTATAACATTATCTGTAGCGCTATAAGTTGCATCAATAGCTGTTCCACCTACAAATGATACTTTTTCATTTTCACTTATTGAACCTCTATCAACTCCAGCAACTTTTAAATTCCAACCAGAATATGTATCAACTGAAACTGTACCGGCTGCTGTTAAACGTCCTTGAGCATCTACAGTAAATGTTGGAATAGCAGTACCACTACCATAACTTCCTGCTGTGACTGATGTGTCATCTAATTTAATTGATACTTTATCTGCTGAACCAGTAGTTGTCAAACCAGTTCCACCTTCAAAATCTATAGTATCATTATTTGCACTAGCAACTACATTTGAACCAGCATCAGTAGTAAATGTTTTATAGAATAATTGAGATGAACCTTTATCTGTATTTGTATATGTGACAGTAAAAGTATTACCACTTAAACCTGTGACTGTTTCTGATAAACCTGAACCAGCTGCAAATACTAAATCTTTGCCACTTCCAAATGCTGTGTTTTCAACTTTAGCTGTTCCTAATGTAGCTTCTGATAATACTAATGAACCATCTGCTTCCCATTGGTCTGTAGCAAAGTTATATACTAATGAATGAGTACCTGTGACATTTGATGCTGCTCCACTTGGTACACTTGTACCAGTGAACAATCTTGTTTCAATACCAAATCCACCAGTATCTGGTTCTGAGCCGGCAGTACCAGTAAGTATTAAAGTATCTTCTACTTCTAATGTAGAAGTATTTAATGTAGTGTTAGTACCATTTACTGTTAAGTCACCAGTAATTGTTAAATCGCCAGGAATAGAAACTGTATCACTTGAAGCATTACCTAATGTAGTATTTCCAGCTACTGTTAAATTACCATTTAATGTAGCAGTACTTCCAACAGTTAATGTTCCATCAACGTCAACGTTTGTTGGTAATCCTACCGAAACTGTTCTACTATTTTCAACAACTTCAATTTCTCCTGCTGTTCCTTGAATAGTTAATGTTTGACCTAATGTAACGTCAGTTGAATTAGAACCATCTGTAATAGTCCAATGGTCAGTGACTAAATCTGTAGTAATTGAGACATTACCTAAATTAGTCATAGTTGCTGAACCAGTAACGTCTCCAGCTAAAGTAATAACTGGGTCTTTAGTTAAAGTAAAATCAAAATCTTCTGATGATGCATTCCATGTAGCTTTTATCCCATTAGTTCCAGCAATTGTATTTGCATGAATTAATTCTTCTGCGTTATAAAAAGTTACGATATCTGCAGTATTTTCAGAACCATTATTGGCCATTCCCTGCAATCTCCATGCTCTTTGTGGTTTTGAAGCAACTAAAGTTTCATCCCAGTGTAATTCAACATCATGGTCAGTCATTGAACCAGATGGAGTAATATGGTCTCTATCAATTCTTAATCCCATTGGAGATGATGTTAAATTACCATCTACCTGTAAGAAAGCTGTACCAAAACTAGATACTGTACCAGCACCACCTTGTGCTAGTAATAATGTACCATCTGATAAATCAAGAGTTTTTCCACTACCTAGTTTGACATCAGAGGCAATTGTTTGTTCTGAACCAGAAGTTAATTTTAATCTTGCATCTACATCAGTATGTAATTCTGCAATTGCAGTACTTACTGTAGATGCTGATGTACCAAATGCTCCAGCTGAAATTGTACCAAGTTTGGTATTAATTGTAGCTATATCTGTATCGTTAGAATTTATTTCAGTATGTAGTTCGTTAATAGCACCAGCATGAGTAGTTGCACTTGTATTTAATGAAGCACTTCCTAATTCTGTATGTAATTGTACTAAAGCTCCTGTAATAGTATTATTGCCTGATGCAATACTAGTAATATTTGCATTACCTAATTGAGTTTCATGTTCAGCTATAGCAGCACTTACTGTTGAAGCAGTTGTACCCATTGCTCCTGATGTTATAGTACCAAGTTCACCGTCTAATGTATCAATATCTTGTGTTATACTTCCAGCACCAACAGTTGTTGTATAATCTGAAGTACCACCTCTTATACCAGTTTCTAATTCATTAATAGCTGCTACAATATTACTTGCATCAGTGCCTAATGTATAATTACCTCCACTTCCTCTTATTGCTGTTTCTAATTCATTTACAGCACCTACAACATCTGATGTATGTGTAGTACCTAATGATGTATGAGCACCTAATTCAGTTCTTACTTCTTCAATAGCATCTTGAAATCCAGTAGATGATAATCCACTAAATGTGACATTCCCTGTTCCAAATAAATCTGTTTCATGTTCATTAATAGCTAAAGTTAATACTTTTTGTCCTGTTGATAAATTTTCTACTATACCAACATCGTCTTGTAATTCATTAACAGCATCTACTAAACTTGTTGAATCAACAATAATTACATCACTAGCACTTGCTCCTGTAATTAATTCAATTAATATACCATGGCCAGCATCTATATCTGTTTTTGCTGATATATTACCAGCAACAACTCTTTTTCCTGCGTCGGTATGTGGAATACCTAAATTTTGACCTGTGTTTAATGTACCAGTAAATGATTTAAATCTTAATGTTGTAGAATCTGCTGATAAAAGAGTACCTGAGAATCCACCTGATTGAGTTAATACAGCATTTTCTACAAACTCAGCTGGTATTGTAGGTGAACCTGTTAATGTGACTTTTAAAGTATAATTAGGTACTTTAAAATTCGCTGATTCTAAACCTTGAACTAAAGCAGTACCTTGTTTCGTTACTCTTACAGCTCCAACTCTATATGACTCTGCAGTACCTGTGACTTTATCAATAGTTTGGTCTGGTAATACTTCGAATCTTCCAGTAAGCTCAAAAAACTTTTGACTTGCTGCAGCTGTAAATGATTCTTTCTTATCTCCAATATTAGTATGAATGAGATTATCATCACCTACATTTCTTATAGAAAGTTCATTACTCTTTTGTCTAAATTCTTCTAGAGTATTGGTTTTTAATATTCTTACTTCGTCTCTTATTGCCATTATTTACTACCTAATTTCTTAATAATTTTTTTGAGCTCTTCTATATCGTTTTTCATTTGCTCGATTTCGCTATCTTTTTCTTTTAGTTTTTGTAGTTGGTCTCTTCTATTAGAAAAAGCACTGCTATTAGTATTTATAACCACATTCGTAATAGTATCTTTTTCATATCCTGGTAATTCTTCTACTTTTTTCTTCCTTGGCATGTCTTATCCTATGTTGCGCAAATCGCTCTAAAGTCTTTAATTTTTGGTACATTAGATGTTGAGGTTGAACGTAGTACTATTTTAAATTGTATTGTACCAAAACTCTTATTACTTAATACAGATTCTGTTAAATCATATCTTACCTCAGTAAAAGAGTTTTCATTAACTGGTATTGATTCAACTGGTGTTGCAGCTGTAAATGCTACATCACTTATATCAGCATTTGAACCACCTTCTAAAACTCTAAAATATAAATCTACATTAGATGCAGCTGGTCTATTTACATTTAAAAATACTGTGGCTGAATCTGCTTCTTCATTTAATTCTACCTTTTTAGTAATATACCTAGATAATTCAGCTCCACCTGATGCAACATTTTCTGCTCCACCACTTGAGCTTACTATATTTTGTATAGTATGTACTGATGTTCTATTTAAATCTATTACCGGTGAATGTGCTTCATCTGTTGTACTTAATACACATCTTATCTGGAATGATTTAGCACCACTTAAATTTTGTGTTTCATTTGCAGGTGATGCAATAACTCTTGGTGATGAAAATGAAAAGTTTTTATTTGGTAATATTTCAAATTCAGATACATTAGAGTAAGCTGTTTCAGAACCATTTATACTTTTATTTGTTTTTGAAGTAAGATGGAATCTAATTGATGTTCCAGGTATTTGTATATTTTGAATCACTGGATACATAACATCCATGTGTCTATTTTCTGTAGCTGTCACTATGGTTCCACCACCAGCTCCAGCTCCTGCAGATGAATTAGTTGATACATCTGAATTAAGAGCAGTAATTGTATAACTATCATGAGTTATATTTGCAATAGTATGTGTACCATTAATATTTGCAGCTGCAATACCATTAGTATCTACCGCACCAGCTATAACTACTTTATTTGTACCACCACCATACATTCCATGGTTTTTATGAGTGACTGTAATAACTCCAGAATTTTGAGTTGTTGTTAATGGATTAGCCGGTAATCTTTTAGCTGGTAAAGCATCATTTACTAAAGTTAAAGTTTTAGATGATGTATTAAATGAACATCTATTTAATTTAAATTTTAAATCTTTAGATTGTTCAGGTGTCCATGTTGATGCGTTTTGCGAACTAAAGAATACACCACCATAAGGTTGTTTTGTAATTCTTTCAGATGTATTTGTTAAATCAAATCCACCCATTTCTGCTACAGCAACTTCATAGTTATCACATTGTGAAGTAATAACTATTGCATATTCAGTATCTTGCGATAAATATACTGGAAAATCAAATGCAAAATTTGTTGCAGTTGCAGCATTATCTGAAATATTAACTGATGATGGATATAAAATTTTATCTGCACCAGGTACTATTCTTTGTGTAGGTGTACCATTTTGAGTAGTTCTGATTGTGACTCTTACTGGTATAGCAGCATCTTTCTTTTTAAAGAATAAATCTACTGACTTAGCAAATATACCACCTTCTCTATCAATTAAAATAGTTTCTGCTAATGGGTCAACCCATTCTGTTCTTTCAGATACATTTGTATCAACTATTGTTCTATCTTCATTTAATTCTGTTGTGACTAATCTTGGAACCTTTGTAGATACTATTCTACTTTCTACTGATTCTATTAAACCTTGTGCATGATACTGAGCTTCGGCATAGGTAGTTTCATTATCTTTGTTATTAGTTGAATCGTCTGAGAGTCTAAATTCTCTTACCCCAGTCGGGAACTTAAAAGCGGCATTTCTTGGTATGATAAATGAACCTTCAACTATGCCAGCAGCATCAGTTATTAAAGCGCCTGGAGTAATTTCTGAACTAGATTCATCTAATCCTTCAAATGTTTTTACTCCAGTAGAATCAGAAAACTCTACAAAGCTTTCTTCTTTTACATAATTAGCTACACTTACTCCATCAAAGAATGCATATACTTTAGTATTTGGCTTCATTAATTGAGCTTTAAAGTGTATTTTTCTTGAACGTATAAATGGTACAAAGTTAACTTCAACAACTCTAGTACCATCAGTTCTTTGTACAGTATCAAATGATAAATCTGTTCTTAATCCAGACCTTGATTGATTTTGTGTAGTTGTAGTAGTTGTTATAGTTGTGACATTTCCTCTACCTCTTCTTCTCCTTCTACCTCTTAACAATGGGTCAAATCTACCATCACCAAAATCTAAGTCAAAGAAGTCATCAAAAAATCCACCACCACTACTTGTTTGTGATGAATCAACTTCTACACCAGTCCAGTTTGTTTCCCACTCATTCCATACTGTACCTAATATACCAGACTCTTCTGCTAGTTGAGCAAATTGTTCATAAGCTGCAGAATCATCTATAATAACATTTGGTCTTACATCAGTTTCTTTCCATTCGTCTGAATCAGGAGATAAGTCCATCATACCACCCCAACTAAATACGTTGTATGGGTTTACATTTGAAAAGAATGATGAGTATGGTTGGTCAACATAATTTGTTTCTGTGAATGGTAATGTGACAAGTGAAGCACTCTTTTGAGCAAATGCATTTGAACCATTACCATTTGCTTCACTGCTTAATCTTACTAAGTTAACATTTCTTTCATCAAACTTAGGTCTTAATATACCATTCTTTTTATCTATTGCTGCTGTATAATCTGGATTTGCAGTATCTCCAACATTGTGGCCTTTAAATCCATCAACAATAAATCCATTTTTTAATCTTGAGAATCCACTACTATCAAATAATTCTACATCAGCAGCACTTTGTTCTAGTAAAGATAATGATGTATAATATTCTAAATTTTTTATTCTACTATCTAAGTCACCAATGTCTTTCATAGAATATCTTCTATTTTCTATAATTTTTGGACTTACATCATCTAAATCATATACAAAAGGATTTAAGAATAAGTTATATATTGCCATTGAATCATCGGGTGTCTTAGGAGCTTTAGGTGTTAAACTTGGAACACCGACTTCTGTTTTAAATTCTCCTTTACGTGTAATATAAATTTTGTCAATTCTTGGCATGTAATGCTCAACCTGTGCGATAGCAGCATGATTTGGTTTTGGTGGTTGTGGATGACTTCCATTAGTACCTGTAAAGTTATCAGCTCCTGAATCAGCTTTTCTTGGTCTAAAGTCTAAACAATCAAGTAAATTAACCTCACCTTGATTACTATCAAATAAAACTTTCTTTAACCTATCAGCTTCTGGATATGAATCAACTGAAAAATAATCTCCTGATGTATGTGTATAATGGTCAAACGTTACTGTTATATTTCCACTTGGTGTAGGGAATCCAGGTTTAAGACTTACTTTACCATTTTGATAAAAATTATCTCTTTGTCCATTATCTAAAATAAATCTATCTGTGATAACAACATTTTGAGCATCTTTAACTTCAGTGACTCTTATAATATCTGATTTAGCTAAACTTAATACACCACTTGAAAGAGCTCCCGTCACAGTTGAACCATTTACTCTTGTTTTTGTTTTTTCAACTATATTTTTTTGGACATCAGCCATTACTTTCATTCTACCAGAGCCTGGTGCGACTCCACTAATATCACTAAATGTTATTGATGTTGAACCATCAGCACCACTTGACCTTGTTGGTGTTGTATCAATTACACCAGTACCTAATGAAGCTACAATACTAGATGTATTTACAAATGTTGCATTAGAAACACTGATTGTATCTGAGTTAACATCAAACAATTGTTTAACAATATATACTGTATCTGTAGTAGTTGCTCCAGTTCTTAAAGTTTTAACAGCGGTTTGTGGTAATTTAAATATTAAACCATTATTACCTACTTCAAATAAATTACCTACACTTGCTAAATCACCTATAAAGTTTTGTGTATTACCAGATTGATTTACAGATTTAACTGAACTAAATACATTAGAACCAGTCATATTAATATCAAATAAATAAAGTCTTAATTCACTATTTACAAATTCTAAAGCTCTTGCTCTTGCAGTACCTATTTTATTACTATTTTGTTGAGTGTCTGATATAACAACACTATGTAAATCTAATGTACCAAATTCATTTACATCTGGCATACCTTTAACAGTTGATGCTGTTAATTTAACATAGTTTCCAACTTGTACACTAGTGGTTGAAACATTAACTGTATTAGTAGAACTTGCGCCTCTTGGCTTTTCTACTGTTAATTGTTTTGTAATACCATTAGCTACTCTAAATCCTTTTACATAAGCTACTGATGGGTCAATACCTACTTGAAATCTATCATCACCAAATGTTGTAGCGGCTGAAGTACTTAATGATTCTTCTGTTTCAATTTCACTTACTGTTTTAAATCCAAAATTAGTACCATCATCTAAATATTCTTTTAAATTAATTTGAAATGGTTCTACAACATAGTCACCTGATTCTTCAAATGTTCTTCTTGCTAATCTTTCAGTTAATTCAGTTTCTGTATTTTTATCTGTTTTATCTACAGCTGTTAAACCATTTTCAACTACTACTAAAGTAATATAATTATTTTCTGTTCTTGATGCGAGTGATAATGGTTGTTTAATTAACTCAGTGCTTATTTTATATCTATTTGCTCCGGGCGCTGCAGTATTTGGAACGCCTTGTGCATTATCAAGCAATGAAGTATCTGTACCTGAATCAACTATAGACTCTGTGACTTTTAAACCTACAATATAACTTGGTGTATTTGTATATTTGTCTAATAATAAAGAACCTGCTGGTACAAAAACAAAAGTACCTGCTATAAAATATACTCCTTCTTCAATATTAATTGAAGAACCTTGACCGGTAGGGTTTGATATGGATGAGGCAACTGCAGGAGATGCATTAGTTGGATTACTTCCACCGCCTACCATAGCATATCTTACTGTGGTTGATGTTGTGTTTGTATCAGATGTTAATTCTTCACCGGCAGCAAAAGTTTGTGTAGCATTATTAGTACCTGTATTAGTATATTGTAAATAAAGAGTTGCAGGGTCTCCACCAGATACTGCAGCAACTGCTTGTTTTACAATAGCTGTGACTCCTGTTGTAGCACCTGTAAGAGTTGAACCTACAAATTCATCTAAATAATTATCAGCATTTAAAGAACCCTGTGTTGAATGAGTAAATGTTGATTCAACTTTTATAAAATCATATTCAACATTAAGTGTAGCTTTACCATTAACAACTCTTGAGCCATCTTTAAATGCAAATTGACCATATCTATCAATTTGAGCTTGTAATGCGGTTTGTAATTGAGTTAGTTCTCTTGCTTGGACTGAATGTCCTGGTCTAAAAAGTATACGATGATAATTTTTAGTTTCGTCAAAATCATCGTAATACGGTGCGACTGTATAATTTTTTACTACTGTTGTTGCCATAAATCTCTCTTCCTAATATTATATATTAGAATTCTATAATAACTTTAATATCTTCAATCTGTGATGTTGTTCTGTTAATTGGATTTCTATTTTCTAAAAATAGTATTTCTCCACTTGCACGGTCAACTTCTGGAGCTAAAACAGCATTAGATGTTTCTAATGTTCCTGTGGTAGTTGAAGTTTGTCCTGTTATAACTTCTCCATTTGAAAAAGCTGTATAACCGGTTTTAGAATTCTGATGGTATCTTACAAATCCATTTGATGTATCAATTTCAACTACATAAGCTTGAGCTCCTGATGTTGCACCAACAATTAACTCATCAATTACATAATTTGATACATTGGCTGATGAATTAAAGTCTAAAGCTTTAGTACCTTTTAATGTATCTGCTGTTGCAATTAATCCAGCCAATGGAGTTGTATTATGTACTCTTGGTTCATTAAATAAAGTAATTTGTCTAAAGTCATTACCTACTGTTAAATCACCACCATCATTACCGTCTAGTTTAGAGTTAAGTGATATAAAAAATCCACCTAATTCAGAAACTGGGTCAACGCCATGACCAGCTTTTGGAGCAATAACTGCTCTTGCTGCAGCATCTGAACCACCAGCTCCTGTTATAGTAATATCTGCAAATCTATAATCAGTACCTTTATTTTGTATTGTAATACTTGAAAGTGTTTGAGATGAACCTGAACCAGCCATTGTAATATTACCTGCAGCTACTGTGGCTCCTGTTCCGTCACCAGTGATAGTCACTGTAGGTTTACCTGTATAAGATGAACCTGCAGCTGTGACTTCAATTCTTTCTATACCGGCAGCAGTGGATGAATCTCTTGAAGCTTTTTGGTTTAAATATTGAGCATAATCAGCTTCAGATAATTGAGCTTCAGCAGCTGCATCATTAGCATATGCAAAGGTTAATAAACCTGATACTGACCCACTTGGTGTACCACTTAATGTTAATACTGAACCATTGATTGCTGAAACAGTTTTACCAGAACCTACATTAGTTCCTGATACTGTCATACCTACACCAATTCCTGGAACTGTTTCTGTTAATATAATAGTAGTACTTGTTGAAGCAACTGCAACTGTAGCAGTAGCTCCTAATGAAACAGTTTTGACTGGCATATAACTATTTGTTAAGAATTTTTCAGCATCTGCAACAGATATTGTATACATATATTTCCATGTATATCCGTCAGATTCTGCTGTTGGGTCAGTTAATGTTTGAGTTGGTTGAATACTTGAAGCACCACCACCTGCTATAATACACTTATAAACTTTAAACTCAGATGTTACGATATAAAATGCTTTATCAAAAATATCTGGGTCATCTGAATCCCAAGCCACATATGACCTTCCTGATGTCCAAGTATGTCTTGGTATTACATGAGCAATATCACTAGCTACGATTTTTTTCAATCCAATTAAATTAGCTCTTGCTTCTCCTAAGTCGTCTAATCTATCGCTTGGTGTAAAAGGAGTAGTATCAGTAGTATCTGAAGTCGTTAAAGACCATACGTCTGATTTACCTATACCCACATATACACTAGAGCCTGATATTTGCTCTTTAAAATGTTTTGCGTTTAAAGTTCTAAAATTTGATGTTATTATTGCCGGCATTTTCCTGTCCTAATTATTCAATATGTACAAATGTACTTGTGTTATTATTATTTATATCACTTGAGTCGATAGTTTGCAATGTTTTACTACCTAAAAACTCAATTGTTTGGTTAGTATTATAAAGCCTTGGACTTGTAAAAAAATTGTCCGTGCCTTTCCTTTGTATGTAATTATTATTTATTATAGTTCTAAAATTATCATTTTTAACTTTTACTCTATGTTCTGGTAAAAATTTATCTGCTGAACTTGATGATTGAGTTATTGTCCAGTCTGCTCCACTTGATAACGAACCAATCTTTAGTAATCCACCATTAAATAATGTCCTACCATCTTGTGAACCAGAGGTTTGTCTTGGATTTATTACAACACTGTCTAATGGTCCCACTTCATTATGATTACAATTAATTTCTAATGTTTCTGCTACATCTTTTACTCTTGTTTCATTATTAGGTCCACTACCAAAAGATATAATTGGGTCAAATACATATCCATTACCTGTATTTGATATATTTACTCCTGTTATTTCTCCTTCTGAATCTAGAGTAAAATTAGCTACTGCTTTTACGTTTGTACTTAATAAATTACCTTCAGCATCAGTTGCAGTTGGTTCAGGGAATATTATAGTAGGAGCAGTTGAATATATTTTATTTGATAATCCAACAAGTGATATTGAAGCTATTTTACTTGCATTTGGATTTGCTGGAACTGTACCAAATAAATTACTCCAATTGCTACCATTACTACTAATTGTAATTGCTTCACCATTTAATTTACCTTCTGAATCTAAAGCTATTGATACAACAGGTGCAACTCCTGACAGTCCATCAATGGCTACACCACTAAATGATAAAGAAACTGATGAACCTGTATATCCAAATCCAGGTTCTTCTACAGTTAAAGTTCTTAATATACCATTTAATGAAGTTGCTGTTCCAGTAGCTGTTATACCAGTAAATGTATGTGTTGAACCTACACCAACACCTGATATATTAATTTCAGCTTTTGTACTTGTATTTTGATATAAAGATATTGCATTACCGGTAATTGTTTTAACGTAATATGTAGCTCCTGCAGTTAATCCACCAATTGCTGTTCCAGTAGTTGAATAAACTAATTGGTCATCTGCTTGCCATGAAGCTCTTTGCGTAGCACTTAATGTAATATTATTATTTGATGTACTTACTATTGAAGAACTTGAACCATCAAATGTTTGAGCTGTTGGAGCTGAAAACGCTATTTGTGGTATACCATAATCTCTTCCACCATCAGTTATCGTAACTGAAGCAACTGAACCATTTGTTATTACTGGTGTCAATGAAGCGGTTGTAAATCCACTAGCAACTGCAGCATCAGATGTAGTTATTGTTGGAACTGCTGTATAACCTGTTCCACCATTTGTAATGGTAATAGTATTAATTACACCGTTCTTAAGTGTAAGAGAAACTGTCCCTGATTTATGAATTTTAACAGTTGGGTTTGGTAAAAATGTTGATACAAACATTTCAACAAGTAATGGTACATCTTCGGGACCAACAATACCTGGTTGTCTTGTTGGAATGGCTGATAAAACTTTTCTAACATTTAACGGCAGCCCATCATTTCTTATTTGGTCAGTATCTATTTCATCTTCACCTAATACAGCTTTTGTTAATTGTAAAAATATTAATATTTCTGCAAAGAAAATAAATCCAGCTGGGTGTACTAATTTATTATATGATAAATCCCAGTCACTTAAATTTTTACCAGTTTTAATTAAATATGAAAACTTTTGAAACTTTTTACTATCTTGTATTTTTATACTATCAGATAAAAATCCTTTATTATCTAAATATTGACCACCTCTTGATAATGAAGCATTGATATCCCAATTACCAGATGATGGTATTAATACTTTATCGTATGGGAATTCTATTTCGGCAAAATCATTAAATAATATTTGGAAAAATATTTCAATAGAATCTGTTGTACCTCTTAATCTATAAAAGTCTATAATTTGTTTATAAAGAGTTCTTTTATTTACTGTGACTCCTCTTGGAATTGTAGCAGCAATTTCTTTTTGCATCAATTCTAAATAACCATCATCATTAGTATCAATATCCATAGCTTCTTCAATAGTATTCATTACATATGATGGACCAGGACCTACCCAATTTTTTTGTATTGTAGTTAATTTAGCTGTATGATTATTGTAAGCTGATAGTCCTGTGACAGTAAATGTTTTACCTATTTCAGATGTTGATGTTGCAAGTGTACCTGGTAATTCATTACCATTTGTTATAGCTACATTTATAGCATTTAAAGTAATATTTGTAATAGTTCCTGTAGGACTTGTTAATACAAGAGTTGAACTTGCTCCAGATTCATCAGTAAAAAATTTATTATTTTCGTTATTTGGGTCAGATATTCTAAATTGAGCTTGACCATTTAATACAACATCAGAAAATGTATTAGTTTCTTGGAAAATAAATTCATCCATATTCATAAATGTATAATAAGCTTGTAAAAACTTATCTAATTTATCTTTATTTTCTAATATTTCAGAAGGTATTATTTGACTTAAACGTACATCTTCTCTAGTTGAAGACAAAGTGCCTTGTTCGATTTCAATCGCACCAGGTGTCAATGTCTTTTTATAGCCCATTATTTAAATCTTGAAGTTGTGGTATAATTAATAGAACCAGCTGAGCCAGCAGTTGCAATAGTATCTATTTCAGGAGTTATTACAACAGAGCTATTATCAATAGAAATAAGTTGGTCTCTTTTTGGAGCTAAGTCTAATGAGTTAGGTATTACAGTAATTTTAATAACTGCTGTAGTATCAGGTCTAAATTTATTTAAAGTAATTTTACCGTTATCTACATCTATTTCTCCAGCATCAGATATAACTGTCACATTTTGTTGATTAACAACTTTGTATACAATTACATTTCTTTTTGTAGAACCAGTAATTGGTTCATCGCCAAAGAAATGGTCAACATTATTTATTTTAAATGCAGTTGAATTTATTAAAAACTTTGCAGAATCTCCCGATTGAAAAAATGGAGAAGTAAAAGATAAATCAAAGTTATTTTCTGCGTTGTTTACTGGTGTAATATTTTTAAACATTCTTGGACGTACTATCGTGTTTAAAATAGATGGGTCACTGTTATCTATTGCTCTTGTTAATTGTGAGTGTCTAAACACACCGTCGAACTTATTTAAATTATTAAAGTTATAATCTGTTATTGTATCTCTTACAACTGATGATAATTCAACTGAACTTCTATCAGTTAAATTAGGATTATATTTAAAGTTAACATCTAATTCTAAATGAGTAAAGTTAGGGTCAACAATTTCTGGTGTAATTGAAACAACGTTTTTACCTTTTAATATAGAACCAATAATATCTGTTTTTTCTGATTCAGTTAAAGTATCTGCTAATAAAGGTTTAATTGCAATATAGACATGACCATAATCTGGTGGGTCATTATCCTCACCACCCCATGTTGATATTGAATCTATATTTGAAAATTCTTTTTTAATAATAGATGCATAGTCATCTGCAGTCACAGCTCTATTTTGAGCTATAAAAGTAAGTGGTGCATTAAATCTAATTGATTCTTCAGTTTCAGGTTCAGCACCACCAGAGGCAGCGCTATCTAATGTGACTGTAATAGCAGCAAATCCTCCAATAGAATCTACCATAGTAAAAGTATTTGCACCATTACTTTCTACACCTTGTGTTGTCATATAGTCTATGGTAACGATGTTATTATTTGATGGTTTAAATCCAGTAACGCCATCACCAAAAAATATTTCATAATATCCAGCTGCATTTTCTTGTAAAAAATAAACCTTTGATGTAGAATCTACTCCTCTTAATGTTTCAAATTTACTATATACATCAAATGATGTTGATTCTTGGTTTGCCTGTACACGTACGCGTAACGTACTTGCATCAGCATCAAAATCAGAAAGTTGAAATTTTTGATTTTCTATATCATTATCAACTCTGTATTTTAGTTCTCTTAGGCTACCTTCTACTATAGTGACATCACTAAATGTAAAAGCTGTACCAACTAATGTAGTTGTTTGAGTTTCTAATACAACAAACTGAAACTCTTCTCCACTTACTGTTGTATTTAACTTTGTTCCTCTTGGTAGTGTTAAAGTAGTTGGTATAGTACCAGTTTCACTAGATATATCTACAACAATATCAACCTGAGCTCTTGGAGATAAAACTGACCTAGGTGTATAACCTAATAGTTTTGCTCTTGTTACGACATTACCTCTTATTTGAGCTGAATCTAAGAAAGCTTCATTTAAAGAGTAATGAGCATTCAATGCATTATAATGAGTATTATAAGCTAATACATCTAATAATACATTAAGACCCGAACCTTCAAAGTCATAATCGTTAAATTCTGTTTGTTGCTTTAAAAAGTTTTTGAGATTATTTTTTATATCTGCAAAATCTAGTTCCGTTACGTTTAAATTTGTTGCCATTTTATCTTAACCTTCTTAATACTATTTCAACTGAATCATTTTTATTGTCTTGTTTTATTGCAAAATTTACTTTTATACGATATTGATTTGTATCAAATATATCAGTAATGTCTATACTTCTTACCGTTATTCTTGGCTCATATTTTTCTAATACAAATCTTATATTATCTCTTAATTCTATATTAGTAATTACACCAACAGGTTCAAAAAGCAATCCTCTTAAATTAGCTCCTAAATCATCTTGAAATGGTCGCTCATAAAAATTACTTATAAGTAAATTTCTTACTGCATTTTTTACAGCAGCATCATCCTTTAAAGGTATTATATCCTTTCGTATTGGATGTATTTTTAAAGACAAATCCAAATCACTAAAAGGCTTCTTTTTAGAAACAACTTTGGCTTGCTCTAAATTACCCGATATCTGTTTGTCTCCTGAATATAATGCCATA